CACGTAAGCGGAACAAACTACACAGATATTGTAGCAACTTGTTTACTTGACTATGGTGAGCCAAATGGGCAAGATGCTCTTGATAATGCAACAGCTAACGACAGCTTATATGTATTTGATGAACTAGGACTTGTAAGTTATGCAACTAGCGGAACAGGCCGATTGCTAACACACGTAATTTTCCACCCTGTACAAAAATCACTAAACAGATTAATTCAAATTGATTATACTGTTAGAGTACAGAGTTTAACAGGTTTTAACGAGGTTTAATAAATGGCATATACTGTACAATACACTGACTTATCCCAAAAGGGTACTATTATTGTTGAAGATAATACTATCAACCAACAAACTTCTTTAGACTTACCAGGAAGAAACACAACTGCGTATGGTACAGCTATTGCTGAAAACTTTTTACATTTATTAGAAAATTTTGCATTCAACACAGCACCAACAAATCCAGTTGAAGGTCAATTATGGTATGATACAACACCAGGTGTTGATCAATTAAAAATTTATGACGGTACTAACTGGGTTAGTGCAAGTGGTCTTAAAAAAGCAACAACACAACCAGAAGCAAATCAATCAGTAGTTGGAGACTTATGGGTTGATACTGATAACCAACAATTATATTTGTTTACAGGTTCAGGTTGGATCTTAGTTGGACCAAGTTTTAGTGATGGATTAGCAACAGGGGTTAAACCTACAACTATTATCGGTACTGACAATGTTACATATACAGTATTAGTAGTAGAAGTAAAAGCAAAAACATTAGCAATTATTTCGACAAGTGCATTTACACCTAAAACAACATTACAAGGGTTTACTTCAATTAGACCAGGATACAATTTAAGTACATTTGATATCACTGGTTCAGGTACTGCAAAATATTTAGGTACAGCAGAAAAAGCAGAAGCATTAGTTATTGGACAAGAAAATGTTCCAGCTTCAAACTTTTTAAGAGCTGACAAAGAAACTAACAGTATAGTTCCATTAAAAATTAAAAACAATTCAGGTATCACAGTAGGTGCAGATAGTGCATTGAATATTGGTATTGAAGGACAAGCAGGTATTATTGGTCACCAAACAAGTGGATCAAACATTGATATTAGAGTTAACAACGAAGGTACAACTACTACAGTTTTACGTGTTGATTCAACAAGCAAAATTGGTATTAATAATTTAGCACCAGTTGAGTCATTAGACGTAGTTGGAAATATACAAACAGACAGTAGTGTATTAGTTAACGGAACAACTGATTCAGCAACTATTGGTACAGGTAGTTTAATTGTTAGAGGTGGAGTAGGTATTGCTAAAAGATTACAAGTTGGCAGTGATACAAACATTGCAGGACTTTTAACTACAGGTAATATTGTTCCAAACATTACAACAACAAGAAATATTGGTACTGCTAACGAACAGTTCTTAAATGTATTTTCGCAAAACTTTATAGGTAACTTAACAGGTAACGTTACAGGATCAGTTAGTGGAAGATCAGGATCAACTGATAAACTAGCAAGTGCAACTACATTTAGAATGGTTGGAGATGTTAGTGCTCCTGAATACACATTCGATGGTCAAGACGAAAGCGTTAAAACTTTTACAACAACTATTGATAATACATTTATTGCAAATAAAACAGAACAGTCTTTAAGTGAACCAACTGATGAATATATGTTTAACAGAGTCACAGGAGACACTGGCGTATTTAAAATTTCAAGAACTAATTTGTTTAAATCAGTTCCACAATTACCAATTGGAATGATTACTGCATTTGCGGCTGGTGTAATACCAGCAGATTGGTTAATATGTGACGGTAGAGAAGTTACTATTGCTGAATATCAAAATTTGTTTAATGTTATTGAATATAACTTTAAAGCACAAGCACTTGTAACAGCAGGTAAATTTGCCCTACCAGACTTGCGTGGTAGATTTATGCTAGGCTTAGATAACATGGGCGGTGAAAGTGCTAACCGTGTAACAAGTTCTGCGGCAGATACAATTGGTAACGTTGAAGGTTCTCAAACACAGAGTATTGGACTTACTAATTTACCAGAACACGAACATGATTTACGTGGCCCAAGTGGAGACCAGTATTACACTACTAGAGATATTAGCGGAGTACCAAACGATGCACAAGGCATCCAATATGATGCTCCAACTGGTGCCCAAGCAGGACAAGCATATCCATCATCAGGAGGTGTACTAACAAATAGCACAATTGGACAACCAATTGATATTATGAACCCATACATGGCAATTAACATGATCATATATGCCGGCGCTAATACAGGAGCAGTATAATGAGTTATAAATTAAATAGAACAGATGGCTCGTTGCTAGTTGATTTAGTTGATGGCAGTTTAGATACTACAACTACTGATATTTCTTTAATAGGTAAAAACTATTCAGGGTTTGGTGAAAGTATCAACGAAAACTTTATTAAGATTTTAGAAAATTTTGCAAATACAACAGCACCAAGTTTACCATTAAAAGGCCAACTATGGTTTGATAGTGCAGAAGCAAGACTTAAAGTATATGACGGAACAAACTTTAGAACTAGTGGTGGCCCGATTGTACAAAATTCACAACCAGGTGTTGGCGTAGTTGCAGGCGATCTTTGGATTAACAATGCAACAAAACAATTACACTTTTATGACGGTACAGATTTTAATTTAGCAGGTCCAATATATACTAGCGACCAAGGTAAGTCTGGATTTGAAACTGTAACAATATTAGATAATCAAAATAATAGTAAAACTGTTGTAAGATTTTCAATAGCAGGAACGTTAATTGGAATATTTTCAAACAACGAATTTACACCAGCGGCATCATATGCTATTGCAGGATTAACTACTATTAAGAAAGGCTTTAATATTGTTTCAACAGTTACTGATTTTGTATTTAGAGGATCATCAGATAGTGCGGCGGCAATTATTGACAATCTTGGCGTAGCAAAAAGTGCATCACAGTTTTTATCATCAGATGCAAACTCTGTTACATCTGGAACACTAACAGTTGCTAACAGCGGCGGAATCACAATTGGTACTGCACAAAATAATATTCAAAAGGTAGTTGGAACTAGTGTTGTTAACGAAAATCAATTATCAAACCATGATTACAAAATTAGAGTTAGAAAATCAACAGGCTTTGTAGATGCAGTAACAATTGACACATCAGAATCTTTTGTAGGTATCTTTAAATCCAATCCGGCACATACATTACATGTTGGCGGAGATATGAGAGTTGATGGTAACTTATTTTTAACATCACCAGCTGTTAATATCGAAACACAAAATTTAAGAGTTCAAGATAAAAATATTGAATTAGGTATTACCAGTGATAGTACAGCATTAGACAATGCAAACGTAGACCAAGGTGGAATTATTCTTAAATCCACCGAGCTTGATAAAGAATGGCTTTGGAGAAATGCTACAGGTGCTTGGACATCAAGTGAAAACATTGATGTTGTTGCAACTAAGTGGTACAAAGCTGAAGGTGTTAACGTATTAAACAAAACAGAATTAGGGTCAACAGTAACACAAGCACTTGGACTTACAGACATTGGTACATTGAATCAGCTTAATGTTGATCAAACTAATATTGAAGGTGCAAAAATTACAACTAGTACTCCATTACAATTAGAAAGTAATGGGGCTATAGAAATTACTAATAACCAAAGAATTACAGGACTAGCGGAACCAACAACTAATACAGACGCCGCTACTAAGTTTTATGTTGATGATCAAATTAACTTAGAACCGGTTGTAATGAGTTTGGATATTACTGGGTTATCTAATGCAGATATTGGAACAATCATCGAAGACATTTATCCAGCAAGTAATAAGAAAACCGGAACATATGCATACATATCTACATCAACTATTGCAGGAGCAACAGTTACAGGTATTGATGTAGATGCGGCTAAAAACATCTCATACGTTGCAGTAGATGCTAACGGTGTGTTAAATCAAAGTGTAGTACAAGACGTTGCGTTTGCATCAGCTTCAGGCGGTGTTAATGTTACTATTACACGTGGTTTAAAACGCTTTAGAGTTGCTTCAGGCGCATGGGTATTTGATAACGATCTTGGTTCGAGCGGCGGCTTGTGGTAAGAGATAAATAGTAACATAGAGGAAAAGAAATGGCATATACTATTGATAGATATAATGGAACTACTTTAACAGTTGTTGAAGATGGAACCGTAGATCAAACTAGTGATATTAAACTAGTTGGAAAAAATTACGCCGGTTACGGTGAGATTCAAAACGAAAACTTTTTACACTTATTAGAAAACTTTAGTGGTGCTAACCAACCTCCAAAGGCCATTTCAGGACAGGTTTGGTATGACTCAGGTGCTAATAAACTAAAATTTTATGATGGATCTAAGTTTAGAACTACAGGCGGTGCTGAAGTAGCCGCAACTGCACCAGCTGGTTTAGCTACTGGCGACTTATGGTGGGATTCAACAAACGAACAATTATATGCATATAGCGGTACAGGGTATGTACTAGTAGGACCACAAGGTGCAGGTACAACTGTTACACAGATGGTTTCAGCAAACGTTAGAGATACAACTAACGTAAACAGATTAGTTATTAAGGCTGTTGTTAACGATGAAACAATTTATATTATTTCAGGTGCAACATTTACTATTGACAGTACAGATCCACTTAATGCTATTACAGGATTTGATGTTGTTAAAAAGGGTTTAACACTAAGAAATACAACAAACGCAACAGGCGGTGTTACAAGTACACAGGATTATTACTGGGGTACAGCAAGTAACTCATTAAAACTAGGTGGCTATAGTGCTACTGACTTTGCATTAGCAGGTTCAGGATCATTTACATCACTTGTTAGTTTTGCAGATGCAGGTATTTCAATTGGTAACTCAAGTGATTTAAAAATCTTTATTGAAAATGACAACGAAGGCGTTATTAAAAATGACGTTGGAACAAAAATTAAACTTAAAGTTGATAACACAGGTGGAGTTGAACAGCATGTAGCGACTGTACAAGATACAGGTATTATGCCAGGGTCTACTAACACATACTCAATTGGAGCAACAGGTGCTGTGTTTAGCGAAATGCATGCCACTAATTTTTATGGGTTAGCAGAAAATGCACAAAAAATGCAGGTTGGTGCAAACTACCGTAGTGCAGATACAGCGGCAACTAACAATACAGTAGCAGTTAGAGATGCAAGTGGTAATTTAGTAGCAAATAAATTTACAGGTACAGCAACATCAGCAGAATATGCTGACTTGGCTGAGATTTACAAAACAGCAGAAGAACTACCAACAGGGACTATTGTTACTGTTCCAAAATTTGACGAAGAAACAGATGCAGAAGTAAGAGCTATTGAGCCAACTGAAATTCCAGTAGGTGTAATTAGTGCTAAACCAGCATTCTTAATGAACAGCGAAGCAGAAGGCCAAGCAGTTGCACTTAAAGGGCGTGTTCCAGTAAGAGTAAAAGGCATCATTAATAAAGGTGAAGCAATTTATGCAGACATGGACGGCGTTGGACATACTATTAGAGCCGAAGGGCATCAATTAGTAGGTATTGCGTTAGAGACATGGGAACCAGAAGCAGATGAAGAAGGCTTAGTAGAAGCTATTTTAAAGGTATAAGATTATGGCAGTCGGCGATATTATTACAGCGGCAAGGTA